GCTAAAAGGAGACGGTGGCATGGCAGAAGCGGATGTTACAGGCTGGGACTGGTCGGTCAAAGAATGGGAACTGCTTGAAGACGCTCGAATGAGAGCCCATCTCGGGTCATTCACTAAGATGTCGGCAAAAGCACTCCTTAACAGGCAGTACTGTGCCTCGAGGTCTGTGTACGCCATGCCCAACGGAAAACTCCGAGTTCTTAACGAAAACGGAGTGCTTCTATCAGGATGTTACCTTACGTCATCCACTAACTCTCGCCTCAGAGTGCTTGTCGCATACCTTATTGGTGCGCGATGGGCGTTCGCGATGGGAGATGACTGTGTTGAAGACTATGTCGAAAACGCCAGAGAGAAGTATGCCGCCTACGGTCATCCTTTGAAGATGTATGTTCGCAAAGACAGGGACTTTGAGTTCTGCTCACTGATCAACACCCCTCATGGGGCTTGGCCAGTGGACGGGACGAAGACTCTCTTTAGATTGATTGAACAGAAGAGAATCACAGAGGAGCTAGTAGCGCAGTTCCAACTCGAGATGAGGAATTCTCCACGGTTAGAAGAGTTTCTGGCTTGTGTAGAAAGGGTCTCTAAGGCGGGTGGGCAAGATAACCCAAAAGATAATCTTGCATGCCTAGAGGCAAAACCAAAACCAACAAGAAGCCGCGACCCAGAAGGAAGCGGCGGACCAGGAGAATTAGACAGTCCCACAGTACGGAACCTAGCACCAATCATGGAGCAAGGCACAGTACTGGGATAGGCGCCCAGATTGGCGCCGGACTGGGAAACTGGGCTGAGAAGGGAATTCGTTCCCTCTTTGGCTCTGGTGATTATGCGGAAGAACACGCGAAGTCTGGACTCGATGTCGAGGCCAACTCGCTTGTGAAACCAATGACCGCCTCCCAAGTTCCAATCTTTTCTACTCCTGAACACCTCCATGGGGCAGTGCGTGTGGCGCACAGAGAGTACATCGGTGACCTTGAAACCGGAGCACTCACTGACACGACATATGATTTCCAAATCACACCTCTCAATTCCCAGCTCTTTCCATGGCTCTCGATCATGTCCCAGAACTTCCAGCAATGGATAGCAATGGGCATAGTCGTAGAGTTCGTCTCCACAGCCGGAAACGCCTTTTCAGGCGCTTCTGCAGCGTTAGGAGATGTCAACATGGTGTGTGAGTACGATATTGAGGCGCCGCCCCTCACCACTAAGCAACAGATGCTCAATTCCTTCTACGCGACTTCAGCAGCCACATCACAGAACTTGATGATGGCTGTTGAATGCGCGCCAGAGGACAGTGTAGTGACTAACCGCTTCTTGCAGCAACCAGGTCTCTCACAGTACTATGACGCCCGCTTGAATGCTCTTGGAAACCTGTACATCAGAAATACAGGCTCCCAATCAAAGTATAAATGTGGGCAGTTGTGGGTTACTTACGAGATCATACTGCTCAAGCCTCGTGTGTACGTCGCTCCTGTTGTGAAAACTCGATTCACGGGATCGCAGTTGGTAGCTATTTCTACTGTCGCCAGTATGAAAGGCAACCCACTCTCCCAACGAGTTATCGCTGAACTTGCAGCAATGCCGGCCTCCGAAGAGGAGAAAGAGAGAGCACCCACGGTTGATGATGTATACCAACATCTCATCGCGGAAGGCTACATCCCCCAAGAGGGTGTAGCCGGTGATCCCCCGCCACTCGACCAGCAGCAGCCCGTCTCTACAGATGGGAGGCTCCGGTTTTGAGTGGTTGCTATTGGTGCCTACCG